CTTCGAGAGGCCGTTTTAAGTCTAAACCATTTATTTTGTTGGTGCCGGGAGGGGGGGTCGAACCCCCACGAGGTTGCCCTCGGCGGATTTTGAGTCCGTTTTCAGCATAAACGCAGGATGTTGCACTACGTAGCACAATGCAGCATAACCGTATCATAGTCAATCACTTACGGAGCACATCGAAGTAGCTCTATGTCGCACAGAGATGCAGTGAATACGAACTGGAACATGCACCACTACATGCACCAAGCAAACTGAGCGTGACCAGCATTTCCACGCATAAGTAGATGCAGCGAGAACTGCATTTCCACGCATAAGTAGTTGCAGCGACCGCCACATTTCCACGCATAAGTAGATATCGCATCCAATGTGAAAAGACCCTGACAATTCCGTCAGGGTCGTTCTTTGCTCTTTGTTATGTTGATTTTGAGTCGCGACAGGATCGTTTCCGAAGTACGAGCCGATCCCGGCACGTTTGCACGCATAAGTAGTTGCAGCCGACCCCAAGATTTCCACGCATAAGTAGATGCCGCAACCAAATCGAGTTCCGGGTTCGAGTGTAAAATCGCGGTACGAATGCGTGCTCTTGCGACGAGCATTTGTTGTAAACAAGAATCGACCCTGGACAGACGCCAGGGTCGATTCATTTGGTAGTCGGGCTCATTACCTAGTCGAAGGAGTTGGCGTCAATGACACCGATCATCGAACCTGGAGATGATGCTCGTGCAGCCGAACGTGTGATGACTATCCTTCAGAGATACGCTGTCCGATTTGATCCGGTGGACCGCATAACGTTCTACGCCGAACTCGTCCGTCGAATAGTCCCCATCAAGACAGAGCTGGCAGCTCAGATGCGGGCCGACGACTGAAATCAGTGTTCCGTCAATCACTCTTTCTTGTCGTGGTTCGTACCATCATCACTAATCGGAGGGGCGTCAGTTATATCTTTGGAAACAGTATCCATTAACCCGGAATAGATGGAGTTCACGTTCGCCAGAGGTCTGATCAGGTCCGCAATTGAGCCCGGTTTCGAAAGTGCCATATTTGAAAGCGTGTACAAGTTTTTGTAATCAGATGCCGAAGTTATAGGCAGACCCTTCCATGTCTCCCTATGTTCGAGGCGCAGATCGATTATTTCCAGACGGGAATCGAGAAGTTGAAAGGCGACATCCTGGCGACGTACCAACTCCAGCACTTCTTCAATCATTTCCTTGTCCGAACGCTTTGCGGGTGCTTTGGTAGCGTGTGCGCTGAGTGCTCCTTCCATCTCGGAGTTTATCCGGTCCCACAAGGCGTCGAATGTCGTTTCTAAGATCGTTTCGGGTACTAAAGTCGATCCTGCCTTGTTGATCGTTGTGATCATTTTCCAGATGTCTTCTCGTTCCAGACTGATGCTTTGGAACTGGCTCAAGGGAGGGAGTACCTCCGACGCTTTTAGATCGATACGAACTACGATAGCTAAGCCGACGGTGGTTAGCTTCGATATAGCGCCCGCCTCGAACAGAATCCAGGGTGCGGTCTGGTTGTCTGCCGTAACGCATAAAATGCCGACATTAGATTGCTCGAGGTTCTTGGCAATTTCAGCGCTCCATCTAGAACCAGCGTCTATATGTTGACTGGACAGCCACGGTTTCACTTGATTGATGATGCTGGGCAAATACTTCTTTAGAATCTCCGCTATAGCTTCGCTCTTTGAACCGGACCAGCTCAGGAATACGTTCATGCAGACACTGTATCCCAATAGTTCCTCTGGGTGCAGCAATCGCACATTTATGCGGTTGGACGATCATTGCGGCCCGTCCAGCATCTCTGGGCCGTTGTTTCGCCAGTTCCCAACTGCAGGGTTGGCGGGAGTCATCTTCATCTTGCTGGCGTCATAGGGGTGTAGCAGATCAAGCGGAGGCCGGGGATCGCCGCCTTTGTCATCTATTCCAAGCCATCGGTCATAGTCCCTCGGGTGAAGGATGAGCGCAAGACGATCATGAATCTGCGCGACGAGTTCGTTGGGTTCTGTGGTGACCAGCGCAAAGGTTTCGAGATAGCTGCCGTCCGGCCGTTTCCATGCGTCCCAGATGCCGGCGAAGGCGAACGGTCCAGGCTCGACGGTGGTGATCGCGAAGACGCGCTTGACGGGCTTGGCTGCCTTCGTCTTCTTTGCCGGCGGCGGCATACCGAAGAGGTCTCCGAAGAAGGCCTCGGCGGCAGGCTCCTCTGGCTCGTAAGTGGGTGAGATGACATGTCCAGGCTTAGGCCACTCATAGAGGCCGCTTGCGGGAACAAGGCAGCGACGCTTCGCGAATGGTTCGCGCCACATCCTGCTGTCTGTGAGTCGGTCGCTCTTGGCGTTGATGGTCGAGAGAGCTTTGAACTCGTCTTCGCTCTTGGCAAACCAAGGCACGATGCCCCAACGCATCATTATTAATTCGCGCTTTCCCGTCTCACGGCTCCGACGAATGACAGGCTGGGGGTCACCAGGTGCCACGTTGTAGTTTGGTGCGATGATGCCGACGTTATCGGCGGTGTGCCGCACATGAAAGTGCTCGGCAACCTGCTGCTTATCGAAGAGACTGTAGTAGCGACCGCACATGAAGGAGCCAGCCTCAACCGTAACATCGGTCTGGTAATGGTTTCATTTCGAATGAGAATTGAAAGTATTGCTCGCGCCGCATATTTCACCTACATCTTGCGCCCATTCTCCGCCCCCAGGGGTAAGTTTGTAGATCGTAAACGGAGGCCCGACGTCCTGGCGATTGTTGAGGTCAGTCTCTTTGCCGAGTATGAAATTCAATTGATCTTTAGGGTCGTCGATGACTTTAGCGGTCTGAAGCAGTTCCGGCTGATCCAAGACTTTGTGAAAGTCGCGGGGCGGCGAACTAATATCGCCGTCCACGAGGAGTTGGTTTCTCACTATGTCGTGGTGAAATTGAATCTTATCCCCGATGACATCCGATTCGAAGTCAATCACAATGTTTCGTGGCTTGCCAGATTCAAACCAGTAGAAAGAAGCAGTCGTGACCATATAGCGTTTCGCTAAGGCCGGAAGCAATGCTTTTTGAATATTCATCACGATCCACGTAACGACTTCAAGTATCTGTCCAGGCGTTCGTGCTGCGCCAAGAAGAATGCCCATCTCATACGTCCCTTCTGTTATAGTCCGCCGTTTACCTTGCGGGTCGAGGAATGGGCGCGCTCCAATTTCACCAGAGAACGCTACAACATATTGGTCGTTCGCAAACATCTTGCACGCGGTGGCATCCGAACCTGTCCCGGATGATCCGAGCGTGTCCGCACCGACATAGATAGCTGGAGTCTTATATCGAGAGTAAATGGAAGTACTAGATCCCTCGGCCGAGGTCAGAACAAGCACAAAGAATGCAACGTTGGTAATCCGCATTTACTCCTCCAGCAATTCCTCGATCTTTTTGATGGCCTTCTTCCAGATCACGTGCTGCTCGACCGTCAGCCCTTCAAGCGTAGAAATCGCGGCTTTAGGTGCACCCTGCGTCTTCAGGTATGCCTTCAGAATGTCTATGTTGTCGTCCAACTGCTTCAGACTCTCTTGCTGGACCGTGGCTATCCGCTCCATCACTTCGGCAGTGTCTATCTCAGGCTCGGGAGTGGTGAAAGGGTTGGAGGTCTTGGGCTGCGGCTTGCGCTCGACAAAGGTGAGGCTGTCGGTCCTCACGCGGAAACGCTGGAGGTTTATGCCGGGGACGTGTAGATCCACCTCGTCGCCTCCCTCATACACATGGAGGATCTCGTAGACCATCTCAGAGCGGCCTGGCTTCACCTTGTCGCCCACCCTCGGCATAGGCGATAGCTCGGGCTCGGCGGTTTGTTTACGTTTGGCCATTATTCAGCCAGCGTAGCATCATTTTCCAGTCATTTTGAGGTGAAGAACCTTCCGCAGCCTGGACAGCAGACCACCATCTGTCGCATACCCGTACCCAAGTTAAATAACCGTTGACACGCACCACGGCTTGCCTCAGTATCGTGCGCGTAACAAAGAAAGGCACAGTTACCCAACATGGACACCATGAAAGAAATTGCTACTTGGTTTGCACAAACATGGGGAGCGAGATACCCGTATTGGTCGTCTCTAATTGCTGCGCTTGCTGGTGGAGCGGCATGGAGGATATTCGTTCTTTTCGCGGTTCACCTTGCTGGAATCCCAGCGAGCAGCCCAGCTCAAACTCAGAGCGACATCCATCAAAAGGCAGTGGAAGCGAAATGCGGCAACATCGTAAATCAGGGGGGCACAATCGACTGCAAAGTAGACGACAAGGAGAAGACGAATGAGCCGAGTATACCCACGACTCCAAAGAGCAATCACTAAAGTCGCTTTACTTATTGCATCCCTAACCTGTTCATGCGATGCACAAACGCAGCAAGCAAATACGGCCACGTGTAGCAATGTCGTTATAAATGGCGGGGTCGCGACATTTTCCTGTTCTGGATTGACGCCTGAGCAAGCGAAATTACTGCACGATATTCCTTCATTTTTAGTGAAGATGCTACGGCAGGAGAAACAGGATAACGCCGACATCATGGCTCGACTCAACGATTGCATAGAACAAGGTGCGCCTCGCTCTATTACTCCAGGGAAACGCGATGATCTGATAAAGCAATTGAGGCCGATTGCTGGGCAGCAATTATATGTCGCTATACTCGCCCCAAATAGCACACCCGAATCCTCACGATACGCAGAACAGTTGTACTCTCTGTTTCGCGATGCCGGATGGCATACCCAGCCCGTCAGTCATACTTCTACCGGCGGTAGCATGCCGGATGCCATCGGATTGACTGCCACGGTGCGGAACGAAGAGGTTGCGGTTGCCGTGAAAGCCAAGAGATTGCGAGACGCCGCGGGCATACAAATGGATTTCAAATATGACCCAACCCTACCAGACGCAGCCCTCTACTTGACCGTTGGGGGTAAGCCGATTCCCTAATAGGAGCGTTTGAACTAGAACGCCGGACAAGCCTTCACAAACGCCTTAGCAGCGTCTTCCGGTGCCACCTCGCTCGGCTTTCTTATTCCTCATCTCGCGCCGCTGCTAAGCTTTCGGTACTCCTCTGGCGTGAGGATGAGCCACACGCTACCCGGACGACCGATCTTGACGTCTCCCTCCAGTCGACTCCGCGCCGCGACGGTTCGATCCTCTCCCCATCGCTCCTGCATCTCCAAGATCTTGTCCGGCATTGCGAAGGTGAGTCGCAGCGGAAGTGACGTGCGGCAGTCCTCTTCCAGGAAGCTGATGTGCCAGCCGCGACGGCACATGAACTTCATCAGAACGCGATGTCGTGTGACCCGCTTGATAGCTCCCTGAAAGCAGAAGTGTGCGCCCATCGCTCAGTCAACCTCGACGTAGTAGATGCACCCGCAATACGGGCATAGACCGTATTCGCGATCAACGCGTCGAATCTCAATCACGGAGATAAAGACGAGACAGTGTGGACAAGTCTCACCGTGTCGGGGAAAGACTGGTCTGCGGTGACGGTGCTGTCGTGTCATGTCCGAATTGTAGGCGAAGATAAGGCGAATACAAGCGGTCTAGTTGTGGACTCAGGAGGGACCACAACGGCTTGGGGTGAAGCCGGGGGATATTGCAGATCCACACGTGAAAAGCCCCTCTGCTAAGAGCAGAAGGGCTTCGATTAATCCCACATCTATGTCGCGTGAACTCAATGCTTGGATAAACGGCCGATTATGAATCCTAGAATCGCCCCCATCAAAGTGCTTGAGAGAGCGACGATGCCTTTGCTCAGTATGTCGTCTTGGTTTCTCTGCCAGAAAGACGGTGACTCTGCCCTAGTGGTGAGATAGATGAGGTTGTTCAGTGAGGCAGAGAAAAAGAACAATACGAAGGAAAGCACGAACAGAGAGGCGTCGATCCCACCTTGAGTGCGAGAAAAGCCAGGAGCACCTATAGCGTTGGCTGCGACGAACCACACAATTGAGAAGGCAAAAGCAAGGATGGAAACAAAGAGTAACCCAGGTCTGGAGTAATTCGGTCGCTGCTTTGTCTCTAGAAAATCTCTTATGCGGTAGTAGAGCGCGTCGGCCTTGTCGTCTATCTCCTCCGTCCTAATTTCATTGAACGTGGTTTTTCCTTGAGTTGGAGGGAAGCCTGTCTGAGTTGCTTCCTCCCGGTTCAAGGTGAAGTGAACCGCCGGTTCCACCCCACGAATATCTAAGTGCTTGACCTTATTCCCGGTTCGTTTTTGCATCTCGCCCAGCGAATCGTATTGGAACTTGTCATCGGAAACCGTTACAAGTTTACAGTTGTCACGAAACAAAGCGACGAGCTCGTCAAGATCTTCTCGATACATCTCCAGTCGGCGCAGACGGGTGCTTTTAGTCGTTCTGATGGGGTTCATAGGATGCTAGAAGTGTAACTCTACCCAGCACTGTCGAAGACCTTGCTTTATGTGGCTTCTAACAGAGCAGCCTCCGCCGCGCGCCGCCCTCCTAAACGGGTACCTGTAATATGTCTGGCATGAGAAAGCTGCTTGTACCCCTCGCTCTGACCCTAACCTTGGTCCTCCTATCACCCGCCCATCCCTCTACTCAGAAGACAGACGGTGCCATCCTCGAATCTGACCGAGGGTCAGGTCTCTATCGCGAGTGCAAGGTTGCTATCAAGGTCGGTGACGACTTGGAGCACAGCACCTCTGATGAAGTGGACACGGCTACGAAGTGCCTCAGATACTTCCAAGGGATGACAGAGGCGCTGTCAGTCGTGGAGCCGGCAGGAGGTGTCTGCTTAGGCCCTCACTCCACGATGGGGACAATCATGCACGTCTACGTCAGGTTCATGGACACACACCCGAAGTACCTGGACGAAAACCGATGGGATGGCACATTCACGGCGTTGCAGCAGTCATACCCCTGCAAGAAATGAAGTCCGCTTTGAATAACTAGCTCTCGTCCTCGAACAGCGCAGTCTCCGCCGCCCGTCGCGTCATCAGCCCAGGCAGCTTCACCCCGCCACCGTAAACCCACAGGCCGAACTGACCGGCAGCGCCGGCATAGTCTCCCGCGTTCAGTACCTTCAGCAACGTCGAAGACTGCAGCCTACCTGCGCCTTCGTTGTACGTGAAGGACACCAGAGCGTCGAACTGTCCTTGTGTCAGAGAGACAGTCACCAGATGAGAGACAGCATGTTCGGCGTAAGCAACGTCACCGAGTAACAGGGCGCTTGCGTGAGCTTCATCGATGCCGGATACATACGGCAGCTCTGAAGCTGCGCCACACACCGGACCCTTGTGGATGAGATGACCGTATCCGATGGAACAGTCATTTGCTGGACAGTTATACAGGTGCGGCTTGAATCCCTCTGCTGTCTTGATGAGATTCAATCCAGCCGTCGATATCTGCATTTACTTCCTCGCTTCGCTTACCACCCAGGCCACCGCAGAGATAACGCAGCTTCCACCAGCAGCCGCGCCAACCATCCACCATCGCCATTGCTTCAATCGCTGAACCGCAGACTCCAGCCGGTCGACTCGACCCGGCCGGCCGTTGCCAACGAGCGAGTGAACATCGTTTTCCAGCACCGAGACGCGCTCACCGGTGTCACGAGCGAATGTATTGAATTCACCCCGCAGAGCGCGGAGTTCTCCGAGGATGATGTCTTGTGTAGATTCGGGCATGGGTCGTCCTTTGTCGTAATGGGCGTGGCAGGGTCAATGGTTGGGACCGTAGTCCTTATGCTCCCGGATATCGGCAGCTTAAGGTGGCTTCCCACGTCTGGATGTCGGCGGTGGTGAGGGCCGGTGAGAACAGGTAGATCGCCCCGATGTAGCCGTCTACAAACTCACTCCCATCCCCGAGTGAACTCGCTCCGAGGGTTCGTATGTTGTTTGAAATGGTGCCGGTGGAACCGCCGACTGTCGCATCCACCGCTTTATTGAAGCGAAACGTCGGGGGTCCGGTACCGATCATAGATACATTGGTCTGGTATATATTTCCCGCGGTAATAGTTGCCGTACCTGCCCCGAGCTGCGCGGTACCGGAAGAATCTAGACCCTGCGTGGTACCACCGTTAAACATCCAATAAGCAAAGACACTCCCACCGTTCTCTGAATCACCACCCGTAAACGTCTGCTTTGCAGAGGTCGTCACCGGTTTGAAGACGACCATGATCGTCATCCCGGAGCCATAGGCGTACCCATTTGACGACAGCGAGAAGGACTGGCTACTGGCCGATGCTAATAGAACTCCGTTTGAAGAGCCGAAAACATTGGCAACGCAGGTTGGGCCGTTGACGCCGGTTGCTACGATAGCTGCTCCGAAGCCGCTCGTCCAGATTCCCACGGCACCAGAGCATAATGTGATGCTAGAGGCATCGAATCTACCAATCATGTTCGTGGTGGGGCCGTCTGCGCAGGAGCCGCCTGCGGCTCTAGTGTTAAGCCCGAAGAAGACAGACCGTTGCGCCGGAGACAGCACTAGACCAGGCCAGAAGATGAAGAGCAGCGTTGCGATGAGTCGTTTCATAGTCAGTCCTTAACGCAGATTTGCGTAGCAGTTGGTGCCGTCATAGATGAAGGCAAGGATGTTGATTGCGGATGCGGTGGTGGTCAAGGCGAGTGTCGTTGAGGCAGTGAATCCCGCCGAGCCACCTTGGAACCACGTACATCCGGTGCCTAGAGTTGCCGCTGCCCCACCCGTCGAGTCTTGCTTCAGGACCACGACGTAAGTACCGCCGTTGACCAGACCGGTGAGATTGATCGAGCGCGTTGCGGTCGTGTGCGCAAGCGTCAACGTCGAGTTGGCTACGATGGCGGAGGCGATAGCCCAAGTCACCGAAGAACTGTCCGTCAGCGTGCTGAATGTGGGAGTGCCCGCCGAGGGAATGCCGAATGCAAATACAGCAGCCGAGCTTGAACCTGTGTTCGACACCGTCGGTGTCGCACCTGGCGCCAACGCCGTGACTGTGCCGACCGCTATGGTTGCCGCAGCGCCGGCCGCGCCCGTTGGCCCGGTCGCGCCTGTGCTACCCGAAGGACCGGTGGCACCAGTTGGCCCCGTGGGACCTGTTGCTCCTGTGCCTCCGGCGGGGATACCGAAGTTGAATGTCGCTGCGGACGATGATCCCGAATTTGTAACTGTCGGAGTCGCACCGGCGGATAGTCCCGTGACCGTACCGACGGCGATTGTTGCAGCAGCTCCCGCTGGACCAGTAGCGCCCGTTGGTCCGGTCGATCCCGTCGCGCCAGCTACACCCTGGCTGCCCTGGGGACCAGTCGAGCCAGTTGCCCCTTGCGGGCCAGTTGCACCGGTGGGTCCTGTGGCACCTGTCAGACCGATCGGGCCTTGAGGCCCGGTCGCGCCAGTCAAGCCGATAGGACCCTGCGGACCTGTCGCTCCAGTAAGCCCAATCGGACCTTGAGGCCCAGTTGGACCGGCAGGACCTTGTGGGCCGACTCCACCAGTGCCAGTACCGTTGCCAGTAACGAGCACAGGAACACCGGCTACGCACATGTAGAGGAGACCGCCGTCAAGGTTCTGAATGTAAAACGACGGAGTAGCGCATGGGCTCGGCGGTGCAGCGGTGCCGTACGCGACCTGGATCGGCTCCACATTTGTGGTCGTAGCAGGCTGCGCGTAATCATCGAGCGCCCACGTGGGACCCGTGATGTTGGGGACCGGTCCCAGCACGAATGACTGGCCGTTGCCGGTGATCTGGATGGCGTACAGGATGTTGGCCTGAGCGGTGAGCGCAGCATCCGGAACCTGACACACGCCAGTGATGGCTCCGGCAGTGATTCGGCATGCAAACGCCTTAGGCGAGTTGAGGCCGCCTCCGCCCTGGACGAAAGATATCGGCTGACCATTTACGTCGACCGGGGCAAACGTGACAACACCGGAGGCGATGGGCACGCCTCCCATGCTGATCTTGGAGGCGGTGATCGTGGTGAGCTGCGCATGTGCGATGCCCGCCGCGAGGCATACGAGGGCAGCGACTGCCTTGAGGAGCTTATTCATTTTGTGCCTTTGGGAGTTACGCGATGAAGATTTCGGTGACGGAGACGGCGACGGAGCTAGAGCTGCCGGGGGTAGTAGCTGGATTAGCGCTAACCGCCACGGCGACACCGCTGATCTGAGTGCCGACGGGGATGGCAAACGTATACGTCGTACTTGCAGCCGTGGTGGTGAATGACGTCGGGCTAGTCGACACACCGGGTATAGTCGGCGTGATCGAAGCGTTACCCGCCGGAACAACAGACACCGCAGCAACCACGTTCAGGTTCATCGGCGCTGTCGTGACGAAGCTGGGGAAGCCGGACCATGTGCATGCCCCAAACGAGGATGCGGTTGTCCCCGGATCGCCGGTGCCGGACAGTGTGCCCTGGTTGCCGCCGATGCCGGTTAAGCCGGAGTTGTCGGGAATCACGAAGAATGATCCAGACACTACCGCTGATGTCGCGAGGTTTCCGTCGAATGCTGCCGCCGGAGTACTTGTGGTGCGACTACCCATATCCGCAAACGCGCTTGGGCTCAGCTTGGTCCCGCCGCCGGATGACAGAGACGGAGTGACGATTGAGTCGATCAGGAAGAACCCCGGCTTGTTGAGGAAGTCGGATGTGTTCGTCGTGGCGATCGGTGTGATGGCCCCGCCGGTGAAGTTCGGGTCGACATAGTAAACGAAGTAGAGAGTCCCCTGCGCTAGTCCGAATAGCGTGAACGGACCAGCGGGCAGGATAGGTACGCTGACCTGACCGACCCGTGCGATGAACGGAAACACCTCAATCGACGCAGTTCCATCGGTGAATGCATTGGCGATCAAAGAGCCCGGATCGAGTGCAACGATCCCTTGCACAGACAGCGTGAGGCTGACCGTGAAGCCATCGATCTCTTCGAAGGCAGACACCGCACCGTTAGCTCGCGCTGACCTGATGCGGACGTTATACGCCTGACCAGCGATCACGCCGGTGATGAAGCCGAGGTTGAGGCTGACATCTACGGACGGAGCCGACAGCCAGACCGCCGCACCCACCTGCTGATACTGGATTTGAATCTGTGTCGTGAGTACGTCCTGGGGTGTGCTCCACTGAACCTCGATACGCGGAGTTACGGTGCCGTCTGCATTGACGACCGCAGTCGATGCACCCGATGTCAGGATCAGGTCAGTCGGAGGAGCGGGGGTACGGGGGACTTGGTTTGGGCTCGCGGGGACATCGAGGATCGTTAATTCCTCTGTTGTCGGATTCCAGTCGTAGACCGATTCGTCCGTCTCGATCACGGGCACGGAACAACGAACGCTCGGCGCTCCACTATCATCCTGGACGACACGAAAGTTGATTCCGTTCACTTCGAGCGTCTTCTCACTCCATCCCTGTTCCGGGAATGTGAACTCCATTACATCCGTCGGCTGCATCTGATACGCAGCCATAGCCATCTCGAAAGTTCCCGATCCCTGCTGCCGATTGCGCAGAAGAGCGATTTTGCTGCAGCGTTGCGCCTGAGTCACGGAGATAACAGTCTGGTAGCCGACCTCCTTATAAAGTGGAATTCCGTCTTCGTTTAGAAACTGGTCAGACGCGAATCCGTGCAGAGTGTCGGACGCGTACTGCGGATAGTTGGTTGGAGTCCATTCCAGCTCGAAGTTATTCTGCGCCTGACCATCAGAGTCGAACCCGTTGCCGTCGTACGCATTACCAGCCACGTTGAAGGGGAAGTTAGGCGCGATGTAGGTTCCCCCCACGCGGTTGAATAGATTGCGGCGGCTCCTGAATCCAGACCACTGAGCTGGTGCGGTAAGAGCATTCTGATCGAACGTGAAAGACGGTCCCTGCCAGAACGCTGGCCACAGGAACCACTCACCACCTACTCGGCTGATACGGCCTGCGGCTCCCGGCATCATTGCTTGAAGCGCGTCGATGGGCGCGACGGAGGTGTCGAAGTGGTAGTTCGTTGAATAGCGTGATTCGGTCTGCCCCGGTAGAGCAGCCAAGGGGACCTGCTCGTCGCATACGTTTGCCGCGGCGATCAACTGAGCCTGATTGACGGAGTTGTCCCCCATCCCGAAGACGGGATCGGTTATCACATCGGCGGCGATCAAAGCCCAATTCGAAGTGAAGCCAGTTGTCCCGGTTCGAGGATCGAAGATCGTATCCTTGCCGTTTACGGTGATTCTGATTTCAGGCGGGGTAGGAAACAAGTTGGTGTTGAATTCAACTTTTAAATAGATGACCGTGCAGCCACCTACATAAGGATTGCCGTTTGCTGTGGGTCCCCAGTTAGGATCGTTCGCCTGTAGCGACGTGAAGAAGTCCCCGCTGACCTGATCGCCGTAGCGAGCCTCGGCGAAGATTCCGGAATGTCCGGTGCCGCCGAAATTGTATTGCTGTCCCGAAGGTCCGGTGTGGCTGTTGTTGTCGGCCACGCCTCCGAAGCCGATGCCGTTGCGCACCGAGTAACCAGGTCCACTGCCCAGCCAGAAAACTTCACGACCGTCCAGATAGAGGGCTTGAATCGAGTGACAAATATGTCCGGCCAGCAAGACGATGTAGTTGTATTGGTCCAACTCGCTGCCGGTCGTTGAAAGATAGACCTCGACGCCGCCGACGCGCTGCTGCCCGTAGATGACCTGGCGATTCGCAGCGGCCTGACGGGTGGTGATGTTCATCCCGCGGTTCGCAGTGAGAGCAGACGCGATTGCACCAGCTTCCATCGTGGCGCCGGTCAGCGCCAACCCGCCTACAAGGTTCATGAATAGCGGAGTGTTGACGAGCGCACCAAGACCACCAGTTGCGAAGGTGATCGCCGCTAGACCGATTGCGGCTCCGGCGAGTTCGACTGCTCCTGTGACTGCGCGTGACATTAGATACTCCAACTACGGGTGATTGCTGTGATTGGCAGACGGACGATTCCCTGATCGTTGACAGACACCACCTGACGACCGTTCAAATGAACAACGCCGGCAATGAGGTTCGATCCGTTCTGAATGACGACAAGGTCGCCGCGCTTCGCCATGAGCGGGTGCGCGTACTCGGTGAGGCCGTGCTTCGTCGCGCAATGCGCCGCTGCGTCAGCTACGGTAGTGCCACCGGTTACGGTCTTGATCAGCGCGAAGGCGGATGCCTCATCGGTGTACTTTCCCCTGAAGTCGTCAGCGAGATCCACTCCCGTGATCGCCATAACTGCGTTGGCGGCGAATAAGCAGCAATCATTGCTACCCCATTTGAAAGGCGTTGACTTAGCCTGCTTCAGGAAAGTGGTGAACGGCACGGTAGACCGGCCTTTATTCAAGCTCATGGTTAGCTCCCCCACCGAACATCGATATCGTTGAGCGATTCCACGAATTGAAAGCCTGTGTCGTCGGGGAACTTGATTCTCTGGTCTGCGGATGTGTATCGCTGATTGCTCGCGCGTTGCCCGTCCACAAACGAGTTCTCAAGCGACAGTGAGATCGTGATGGTGTCGCCGCCAATGCTCTCGGAAGGGACATCGACCATACCGGCGAAAGACTTGTACGGCGAGCCCAGAAACGTTCCGGTGTTGGACATCAAACCGAAATAGACGACAGCCGGTGCGCCTTGCTGAATGTCCGTCAGACTCTCACCGAGCAATACAGGGTCGATTCCGCTGAGACTGATGGTGGTCGTGTCGGCCTTGACTTCAACACCTTCATTGATCGCGCCGAGGCTTCCGAATGAACCGATTCCTTCATACGTGTTGCCGTTGAAGACGATGTTCCCTACGCCAGTCCACACATGCCGTGTCGCCGATCTGAATGTCAGGTCTGCGAGGAAGACAGGTCGGATCAGGCCGGAGGACAGCGCCGCCGCCATGTTTGGGTCAAGGTTTCTCATCTATCGGTACTCCATGACCTGAAACGAGAGCCGGGTGAGGGCGGTGTAATCCGAGGACCATGTGCGCTTGTTGGCTGCGAGTCTGAATAACCCGACAGGATTGTTGAGGACGATCGCTTCGCCATCCGTCGGCACCTCACGAAGCGATGGCCAGATGCTGATAGCTGCCTTGCCGTTCGCATCCGAGTTCACGACGTCCAGGACGCGATGCAGGCGGAAGCCCACCTGGAGGTAGTCGCCTGGAACAAGCAGACGGAACCTCGAAGCTGTCCAGCCGCGCGTTAATAGCGTCTGACCACCTGCCACCACCGTCACTGAGCCGTCGACCACCGGCACACCTGACACAGCACCCCGCGGCATACGCTTCATGGGGTCGCCGATTTGAAAGGCGTTGGCCATGCCCCGGCATTCCATAAGAAACGAGATCCAATCATCAGCCTGGTTCTGGGTCAGCGGAGGGAGCGTCACTGTCCCCGTCCACATATCCGCACCCGGCCACTGCTGCGCCTGCGTCTGACCCGTGAATGGGGACGAGACAATCGCCACCGCGTCCGAGAACGAGAACTCCACCGATGCCGCCGAGCCGATGTCATGAGGGAGCGTGACAACGGAGACGGCATTGCCGTCCAATGTGATTGTGTTGATCAAGTGGTGCTCTTTTCGGTGTTGGGGCGGGAGGGGTGATTGTTACGTGTCAGCTACCAGCGCGAGGTCCAAGTGCCGGATACGCACGATGCGGCGTGCCCGTCCTGGCCAAGCGCCAGCGTGCCGTTGGTGACACCGGTGCATGATCCAGTAGGAGTCGTGATGGAACCGGGCACAAGTTGGATGGTCGTAACACCCGAGCTGCCGATAGAGGTCGGGCAAGCAGGAGTTGCGCCACCCGTGCATATCAGCAGCCCGCCTGAACCGCTGCCCGGATTGTCGTTAATCAGAACAGCTTGAGCTCCGAACGAGTTCAGCGATACGTTCCCAGCAGCGTCAAACGCAAGACGAGTGAAATTGTTCGCATAGTCGAAGATTTGAAATGCGTTGGCGTTGGTGTTGGCGATATTCCACTTGTTGGTGTTACGGTCGGCGAAGATGATCGTCTGCCCCTGTGAGGCGGTGACACCGCTGCCGAGCGTGACATTCAGAACCGCATCAGCCTTATTGATGACGCTTAAGCCCTTGAACAACTGTGACCCGATACCACCGGAGTTGATGCGGAATGTTCCGCCGCTACCTATAACGTAGAGCGCGACCGTGAAGTCGGTCAGGTTGGTGCCGGTGGAGTCATCTTTGAGGGTGGTAGGAGTCGCCAGACCGCCGTTGAGAATGTTCCGGATGGATATGTCGTTGACCGCTGACTGCAGCCATACGCACGTGGTGCTGACCACATTGCACTGAACGCTATCAAGGGAAAGCGCCTGCGAACCTTGCGATCCGTTCGGGCCGATGGTGTATCCGGTGACCGCACTCTCTGCATTCAGGCCCTGGAGAACGCCAGAGGTGACGCCTTGGAGCATGTAGCTGGATAGGATGATGTGACCCGCAGCCCCATTAGCAGTTAGGTTGGAAAGAAGACGTGGGCCATTCGAGGAGGCCAGATTGCTCGTAATCAAGATTCCGATTGTTGAGCTTGTTCCCGCGTTCGCAGCGTATAGCTCACCGTCCTCCAGGACATAGTTCTCAGCACCGATGCCGGGACCGCCGGTGCCATCCATGAAGATTCCGTACACGGGAAAGTTGATTACCTGGAAGTGACGCGCACCGCTCTGTTCCTGTATTTCGTTCGAGTACAGTCCGATACAGCCGGCCAGGCCGTTGCAATCAAGCGTCAGGTTCTCGATGCGGTTGCCGAAGGTCGGCGCTGTACCGTTCCCCAAGCGCAGGATCGGGCATCCAACGCTGAGGCCGTCGCATGTTGCCGGGAATCCAGTGCCAGCCTGGATGGTAGTTCCGCGTCCGTTCGAGCCGCGACCGGCACCGAAGATGAGCGCATTGAACGCAGAGTTGGTCACCCAGGGCACCTTAGTCTGGATCGTGACGTTGTTCAGCAACACGACGATGTCACCTGTGGTCGACGCGAAGGGATTGCTGGCGCACGGCTGGATTCCATCGAACTGCCGAGCATCGAGGATCGTCCCAGGGTTGGCGAGCGCAGCGGCGTTGATCTTCGCGCAGATGTCCACACCACCAAAGCTTGAGACGTTGATTATGCCCGTGATCGGTGAGGCGTACAGGATCGCCCAGTCAGCGGGACTGGAGCTTGGGTTGTTGCCGGTGTTCGCGTTGATGAGAGAGATGTATACGACATTGTTGAAGCTGATCGTTGCGCCAAACTGGTAGGTGGTGGTGGCGCTCCATGTGCCGAGGAATTGCAGCGGGGGACCTGTAGGGCCAACGGGGCCAGCTTCTGTTGCCACCTGTGCGGAAAGGTTCGGCGTGTAGGTGTCAAAGTTGCATACTGTCACCGCACCAGATAACGCGCACCACGACGCTGCACTGATGCCCGTGCTGGCGGGCTGAACACATCCGTAGCCTTTGCCGAGCAGGTTGTTGCCGGTAACGTTGTCCGTCACCGTCACGTTGTAGCAGACGTTTGTTGGAGAGGTCAGTGCAGTGTCGGCCACGGTGAGGGAGAAGGCACCAGCGGTCACCGTTGCCGAGACAGGAGTCGCTGTCGCCTGTCCACCCGACGTGCCCTTGCGGAAGCCGATGGGCTGCCCGTTGAGGAGAGTCGGAGTGAACGTAATGGTGGCGTTGCTGACGGCGTTGCCGGAGCTGTCGGTTAGATTCGACCCTGAGACGGTTACCATCTGGCCGAAAACTGGCACGCTGAGACAAAGGCACACAAGCACCTTGAGAAGATTCTTCATTACATGGACTCCGAGAGTTAGCTAGAGAAAGAGGAGCGACGGCGACGGTCATCAGCTACGGCATTGACAGCAATAGGAGCGATATGTGGTAGCAGCTGCATGATTCCTCGCTGAACAAGTGCCGCTGTTTGCGCTGGATCAGTTGAACTGCGTGCATCGATGTTGAACGTATGGCCAGTACTGGCTGTCACGTTCGATAGCTGATGGTTGGGGATGATCGTTCCGCTCATGCCGGGGTTGAATATCTCCGGTCCATTCTCACCGACGAGCGCTGGACCGTTGATAGGTCCACCGGCCGCGAAGTGAGGTAGGAAGTTGACGAGCGATTTCAGCAGGCCACCAGAGTTGCTGATGGTTGAGCCAACAGTGGATGCAGCCGAAGTAGCTGCTCCAGCAATTCCACCGGCAATGCGAACATAGAGCGGCTTGCTTGCTGACCCATCCGGCTTACCACCGAACCCGAGAGCACCGAGCACGGTACCTTCAGCGTGTTGCAGACCGATACCTGCAACTGATCGCGCGAGACCGGCGCCATAATTGCCGAGAGCTTGACGATTCTGAAAGCCGGTTGAGCGGGTCGTCAGAATGTTCAGCAGAACGTTGTTGAATCCACTAATCGTACTAGTGGTGAATTCACGTATCTGTGTTGCGCCGTCACGAGATGCGATAGTGAACTCATTTAGCGCGTCTGTGGCACCGACGAATGGAGATGAAGCACCGGGATTGATCGACAGATTATCTTGCGCCGACTGAATCGAGCGGTTTGCGTTCAGAGCATTCACACGGTTGGTGTTGTCCTGTAGCGCAGCGGATCGAGCAAGCGGATTGTTGTTGTACTGCGGCGACGCACTGATGGCGTCACGCTGGTCCTTCAGTGCTTGCAGTGCAGCGGTGTAGTCCTGAGTGTGGAGGTTAGCCAGCAGCTGCGCTGCATCCAGCTTCGTCATGTTGCCGGTAGCAACGGCCATCTGGATAGATGACTCGGCAAGGGCTGTGCCGTTCTGCTTCTGAAGATCGATTGATGCACGAAGCGCCTGGATGTATGCATTGGCTGAATCGCCCTGCAACTTCAGATTGCTCGTATCGTCTGACGACAGCCCATTCGATTTGAAGAAGTCCTGGAAGTAGTCGGTGCTGAACTTCTGGACGGCTTCGTTGTTCTGCCGGTTCTGCTCGATGTTGTCGGAGTTGACCTTGCGCTGGACGGCGTTGAAGTTCAGCGAACCCTTATTCAAGGTGTCGAGCTTCGCCTGCCACCATGCAGCATCCTGAAGGAGCGATCTATCCTGCTCTGATTTCCAGTCGGAGTTCTCTGTCTCCCACTCCTGCAACTGAGCTTCGGCGGCTTTCCTCGCAGCAGTCTGTGCTGCTGTTGCTGCAGCCTTGTCCGCTTCCAGTTTCTTGTTACGGGCCGTCAGGTCAGCATTTAACAGCTCATCGGCCTGTTGCTTCTGCTGATTCAGAATGGAAGTGATGACGTCTTTGTCGATAGCGATGTTGGCGCCCTGATCGGTGCCGTCACCCTTCTCACCTACCTGCCGGTTCACTAGATCGCGTCGCGCCTCAGCGAGTTGAGCGTTCTGTGTGTCCCGCAGTTTCTTCTGTGCCGAAGCTACCTGTTCTGGAGTTGTGGCATTGGCGAGTTCATAGGCGTTGTCATTCGCTTGGTCGGCGAATGCCTTTGCAGTGCCTTCACGGTCAGCCGTGCCACCTTTTCCCAGCAGAGCAGCCCACGCGCTGAGATGGTTCTTTGAAAGCAGCTCATTCAGCTTGTTGTTGCTGTTGATGATGGATTCAGACAGCTTGTCCATCGCGAGACGAGCTTCGTCCGCGGCAATGGCGACGTTATTCTGTGGCTTGCCCGAGAGCTTGTTGATTGAGTTCTGGAGCGTATCGTTCGCTAGTTGTAGCTGATCGATAGATGTCTTTGAAGCTAGGTTCAGCGCAGCGAAGCCCTGAGCAATCGCATTCGGCATCCCGTTCACCTTCGATACGAAGGTAGCTACTTCTGTCCCGAGACGAACGAACAGACCAGCCAGGGCGATTCCTCCCACCAGCGGGAATGCTGTCTGGAGGATTCCTGAGAGTAGCTTAGACTGCGAGACGAGCCGCTCGATGGAGCGGATGTTTGCTCCGAGGGGATTCTCCAGCAAGCGGATCGACGCGGACGCGGCTTGCATCCCCGATACAGTGGAGTGCCCAGCATCCTTGGCCTTGCCAGCGAATGTATCAAGCTGGCGTTGCGCCTCCTGCATGGCCTTCGTGTAGTTGGCCTGATTTACAGAGAGGACGACTTGGACATTGCCTGCTGGCATTAGCTTTCCTTGCTTGCTTTCGTTGCTTCCTCGGCGAGGACGGTGGCGATGGTGTTCGCCACCTCTTCAGCGGTGGCTTCATAGGCCGGCCGAATGAATGGATGGGCTGGAACGTTGCCAATCTCGACGCCTGGACCGCGAGTCTTGCCATTGGCGAGTTTGGTTGATCTGCCACCGTGGACTTGTCTGTGACCGTATTCGACCCATTCCGCCACGTGACGAGTCAGTTTTCCCGGCTGCACAATCGCGGCGATGTTTCCCTGATCGCTGCGGGTCATGGTGACGGTAATGTCAGCAGCCAGAGCGCCGCGTGGAAGTGATCCACCGCCACCGGGCACGTTGACTGGTGCTCGTTCCTCGATAGCAGCTTGCTCGATTGCCGCGCCTGCCTTGAGAGCTTTGCGAATGGCTCTGTCGGCGGCTTTGGTGCCAAGGTCTTCGAGCATTGCCTTCACATCAGTGAGGCCGACGATATCGATAGAGATGGAATCAGGCATTCTTCACCGTTGCTACTTGCATGAGGGTTGCCCGCAGAGCGAGCCCGATGTTGTGGCGGCGTTTAGCCGACATGCGTACGCGCTTAGGAGCTTCTTTCTTGGTGTTCTGTTGCTGGCGACTGAGCATGAAGTCGAAGGGGGTTGTTGGTTCCTTCGCAGTCCTGAATCCGGTGTTTGCGATCCACGACGTTATCTGCCCGAGCATGAACTCGCTACGCTCAGTGCTGCTCTTATGTCGTTTCAGCAACGCATCGTATTGCCGTGGGGTGAGAGCGTAGAACTCATCAGGGGTCAACTTGAGGTCATAGACTGCAGCCGACCAGAAGTTCATCCACACTTGCGCCGGAGTAATTTCTACTCCGGCTGTCCTTTTCCCTCTGTCTTCGCAGTCTCTTCAGGGTCAGAGAGTGAAGCAATGTAGGCGTCGGCGATGCCCTGGAAGATCGTGCCCAGATTCTTCATCGTGACGAGAGATGCTGCTACCTCTGGCTTGATGTCAGGTTGATGTGAGATGAGCGCAGCGTAGAAGAGAGGAACGATCTTCGATGCATCCATCGTGCTCAAGTCAAGAGCGTGAATCAGATTCGCTGGCGTACCGGCGGCGCGTAGCTTCGCCTCTGCCAGTGCGATGGCACTGAATGTGAAGCAAAGGAAGTAGGACTTGTCGCCGAGCTTGATTTCGATCTTCGGCATGGTGGGGTCGAGTTCAGGATTGTGCGCGATCTGCTTGGCCTTAGCCATTAGAGTGTGTCTCCATTTATGTGTGTTTGAAACAAGAAGGTCCGGAGCGACCGGACACCCAGAAGTGGAAGGTTTAGCTGCCGGCCGTGAAGACAACGGAGTTCAGGTCCACGGTGAATGTGCCGGTGGATACCTTGGTCTGCGAGAGGTCGAATGCTCCGGCTTCGGTTACAATTCCGGACATCTCGTACATGTCGCCGGTGGTCGTCTGATTGATGAGAGGATTCGGCTGCAGCTGAAGTTTGAAGTCGTATGCAGCGCCGTTCGCGTTGGCCGCGATAAGGGCAAGCTGCCCGGCGTTGGTGGACACGCGGTTGTAGGTGCCCGAGAGAGTGCCGAAGTCAAGCAGAGTGCCGAGCTTCTGCACAACCTGGCCAGAATCAAAGTTCGTATTGTTCGTGGTCGAGCGCTTGATGCTGTCGAACTTGAAATCGTTCAACTCGCCAATGGGAGTGAAGGTTTCTGTACCAGTTGCGC